GGTGCTTGGAATGATGATTCTATGGCAATCCAAAGGTTAAGAGAGGCCGCTGAGAAGGCAAAAATTGAATTATCTTCATCTCAAAGTACTGAAATCAACTTACCTTACTTTATGGTAATTGATAATCAACCAAAACACCTTGTAAAAACACTTACAAGAGCAAAGTTTGAACAAATTATTGATAAATTGGTTGAAAGAACGATTGCGCCTTGTAAATCAGCTCTTAAAAACGCTGGATTGACAATCAATGACATTGATGAGGTTATTTTGGTTGGTGGTTCTACTAGAATTCCCGCAATCCAAGAAGCTGTTAAGAAATTCTTCGGTAAAGAACCATCAAAAGGTGTAAATCCTGATGAAGTTGTCGCTTTAGGTGCCGCAATTCAAGGGGGTGTATTAGCTGGTGATGTAAAAGATGTACTTTTATTGGATGTTACCCCACTTTCACTAGGAATTGAAACAATGGGTGGTGTGATGACTAAATTAATCGATGCAAACACTACAATTCCTACCAAAAAGTCACAAATCTTCTCTACTGCGGTTGATAATCAACCATCAGTTGAAATTCATGTGTTACAAGGTGAAAGACCTATGGCCAAAGACAACAGAACTATTGGTAGATTCCACTTGGATGGTATTCCACCATCAATGAGAGGTATTCCTCAAATCGAAGTAACATTTGATATCGATGCAAATGGGATTATAAATGTTTCGGCCTTGGATAAAGGTACAAACAAACAACAAACCATTAGAATTGAGTCATCTTCAGGTTTATCACAAGAAGAAATTGATAGAATGAAGAGGGAAGCAGAAGAAAATGCTGAAAGTGATAAATTGGCAAAAGAAAAAGCTGAAAAAATCAATGAAGCCGATAGTACAATCTTCAATATTGAGAAAACTTTGAAGGATTTGGATGAAAAAATATCTGATGAACACAAAGAAGAAGTTAGAAAAGGATTGGAGGAGTTGAAAGAGGCTAAAAACACTGGTGAGGTTGAAGTTATTAATCAAGCATTAGATAATGTCAATTTGAAAATGCAACAGATAACGCAAGAATTATACAACAATGTTAAAACAGAAGATGAACCATCAGATGGGTTTACAGGTTCAGATGTAGAATTTGAAGAAGTGAAGTAAAACAAAAAACCCCTGACTATTCGTTGGGGGTTTCTTCTTTTTGTTCATCAGTTTTCTTTTCTTTTTGAATTTGGTGGATGATGTAACCAGATATTGCAAACTCAACACCAGCCCACATAATTAGGTCAGTCATAGTAAGGGTTGAGTGTTTTTCCAATAAGAAAAAAATCATTCCCCATTGAGCGATAATGAATGCAATACCTGACTCGATTCTTTTTTTGGAAAAAAATGATTCTTTTGACGAATACATATTTGTAACCTCTCTAATTAACCATTTTATATTTTCCCACCCAAAAAATAGTTTGTTTTTCATAGTAGATTTTAATTATAAATAGGATATAAAAGAAAAAGAGGACGTAGCGATGTCCTCTTTCTTTGTTGCCATAACAGCAAACGGTCCTAATAGTCCTCCTAAGAGGTTAGATTATTTACCTTTAGCTAATTCAAGAGCTCGTTTCAAATACTCTTTTGTTCTTACTGAAGGTGTTAATTGGTCGTCTTTTGTTTGAAGGGCTAATACTTTCTCAATATCCTTTACTAACTCAGTTCCGTGTTCATTTTCTTTATATAATTCTATTATTTTATCCATAGCTTTATTACACTGACCAGAGGTTTCATCATAATAGTTTTTATTTCTGAATTTATTAAGATTGTGCATCATATCATAAGCTAAGTGAGCGCCACCATCTTTTATATCCTTTAGTACTCTTAGATTATTCAAAATACCTAAAGTATCAACAAAAGAATACACTCCCTTTTTTCTTTTGGATACTCCTGGTGCATAATCTACATATTCGTCAGCTTTACCAACTATTTCGTCCAATGGAATTGTATTCTCAGGTACACATCTAGGTTTGTTTTCCTTTTCTTCTTGAGGAGAACCAGTTTCACTAACTATTTGTTCATTAATGAGTCTTTTAAGTTGTGATTCTGTTATAGTATATTTTTTCATTTTAAGTATTTTTTCTTTATAAATATCTTGATAATAAAATAAAAAAAATCCCTATAATTTAGGGATTATTCTTTTTCATCTGTTGTATCTTGATTGATTTCTTTTGATGTAATATTATTGTATAACCACAAATCAAAAACTAAGAAATATATCCACCAAGTTAATAATGATATTGGATAACTCTCAGGGTATGAACTGGTCATCCAAAACAAAAAAACAAGTTTTGCAAAAATAAAAATTCTTAGTGTAGTTAAAAAGAATGAATAGAATTGTAACATATTTTGACTTTTTGATAAAACTAATAATTTTTATTAAAAAAGTCAAAATTAAATTCCCCATTTACTTCTTATATAATTGAGAATTTCCCCTTTAGTTATTTCCTTGTCGTTATTTTTATCGAAAGGTTTATTTTGTTTTGCAATTATAGCTCTTTTCCTACTTGTGTCACCCAAGACATAATTATCAGGTTTACCAACAGCAGCAGGGTAAAAAACTAATAGATATGCTTCTTCTGGTGATGAAATTAAAGGTATTAAATTTCTATGTTTGTTGTAAAATTGTTCTACATATTTGAGTTGTTGTATAGCCGACATATTTTTCAAACTATCAACAGATGTACCTAAACTCTTTGCAGTAAATGGCATAAACTGAATCAATCCTGTCGCTCTTGACATAGGATTTTGAACCGATGGACTCATTTTACTTTCGAAGTACATTGTGGCCAATATTATTTTATAATCCAAACCAACATTTTTACCAACTTCTTTTACTTTTTCCAAAAATTTGTCTCCATGTTTTTCAACTGCGAATTTTTCGAATTTATTACCACTCAAACTCGATGTACTTCCTAAAGTACTATCTAAGCTTTCACTTTTTGTTGTAACAACTTTATCTAAATCACTAGAATCTATTCCTCTTTCGGCTAACAAGTTTTTCAGTAAATTAATGTCATCAGTTGTAATTTCACCTTTTCTATTTGAACCTTGATCAAACCTAAAATTATTCAAAGAGTAAGTAAACTCAGGACTTTCCGTACTACTAATACCCCACTCTGGTTTTGAGTATCCTAATATTTGTAATGTTTTATGTATCAATGGAATATTCTGAGACGATAGGGTATCAAAAACTTTATCTGGTTTTGTTGATGGAATTGTTTTTCCGATATAATTCTCAATATGACTTTTCATTATTTGGTGTTTACTAGAACTTGGGTGTAAACCATCTGTAGTCCAAGTTTCATCACCAACTACACTCGGAATAATAATTGCTTTAGAAATTGATGAAAGTTGTTTTTGAAAATCGGCCATTCTGTCTCGACCTTTTAACATACAACTTTTATTACAATATTTGGTTGGTTTCAATTTTTTGTCTGATGAAACTGAATCAACATCATAACCTTCAAAAACATATGGTGTACCACCTTGAGCAACAACTAAATCAACCATTTTTTGAATATTACCTAATGCTTCATTAGGACTTACTAATGAAAACATATCGTTAGTACCACCATAAATGAATACCAAATCGTATTTCTTATTTTTTAGTTCATTTCTAAGTGAATCTAACATCCAAGAGGTTCTTTTTCCACCTTTTGACAAATGTGTACTATTCCATTCAGGATGGGATTTTGCAAGAAGATAATTCCAAGTGTAATCCGGACCAGCACTCAAGCTATCACCAACGAAAAGAACATTCAGTCTTCGTGAATCACTTTCAGATAGAAAATTTATGATTTTTGAAAGTTGATTTTCTTTCAATATTATTCGCATTAAAATAATTTTCTTTATAAATATAGAAAAAAAACGATTTAATTTTAATTGTTGGAATATAATATTTATAATAAAAAGACATGGAAACAAATTTGGATAATCTTATCAAAAAAGTATTGAGAGAATCATTAAACCCTCCTATGAAATTAACTGAACCTTGTATGATTTCTGAGGATTTGAAGTACCATTTAGAGAATAGAATTTCATTAAATGAAAATGTCTTTAGAATATATTCTGACAAATATTTTAAGTTAATTAATGAAGTAAGAAACTTATATATTGATGGTAAAATAGAATTGAATGAAGAAGACAGTTGGTTGGTTGAGTCTAACTTGGGTAAAAAGGTTTTATTAGAAAATGGTGATGAGGTTTGGTTAGATGCCCCAATGTATGAGGACGAAGTTGAGGAACTTTTGTTCGAAGCCAAACATCACGGAAAAAATGTAAAATTGAATTCTCCATTCAGAACACCTGGTGGGCCTAAAAAGTTTGCTGTATATGTTAAAACACCAAAAGGTACAATAAAGAAAGTAACATTTGGTGACCCTAATTTAAGGGTAAGAAATAGAAATCCGAAAGCGGCAAAATCATTCAGAGCTAGACACAAATGTGAACAGAAAAAAGATAGAACAACTCCAGGTTATTGGAGTTGTAATGTTGGAAGATATGCAAAAAAATTAGGATTAAAGTCGAGTTCAAGTTGGTAATGGAAAAACTTCCCTTTATTCAAGAAGTTATTGGTGATAAAAGATTAAGAATATTTTCCCCAAATGTTGATGATGAGGAATTGAAATGGCATAGGGATAGAGAAAATAGATTGGTCGAGGTATTGGAGGGGGAAGATTGGTATCTACAAATGGATGACGAATTTCCCAAAAAATTAGTCGTTGGTGAAAAATATTATATACCTGAAGGTGTTTATCATAGGGTGATAAAAGGTAATCAAGAGTTGAAAGTCCTGATTACCTTTGTCTGATCTTACTTATTATATCTTTTTAACGCATTTTCAGTTATAAACACATATTCGGTTTCTTTGAACTCCTCAAGAGTTCTGGAGTTAGTATAAGACATTGCTGATTTTAAGTAATCCTCTAAGTTTTCAATCCACTTATCCAAAGTATACTCAACCTTGTTATATTTTGTGATACCTTCGGAAGTTATTAATTTATCCTTTCCCCATTTTTTTTGAACTTCTTTTGTACTCATACCCCTAAACTTTTTATACATAAACTTTCTAAGAAATTTGAAGTTATCCCAAACATATTTGGAAGTATTTTCATTTAAGGGGATGACTTTACCTAAATAAACAGGTGAACAAGATTCTAATGTTTTATTTAACACTCCCCCTAACATAACATAATCAGCACCAAGGGCTAAGGCTTTGATTATATCATCATAGTTTCTAAATCCACCATCGGCAACAATATTTGTACTATATTTTCTTTTCTTTTTGATGTTACTACACTCTGATATTAATGAAGCCATTGGATAGTGAACACCTGTATTTGCAGAAGTTAAACATCCTGAACCACCACCAATACCCACTCTAATGAAATCGACACCAAGTTCTGCAAATAATTCATAAGTGTTTGGATTTGCGATATTTCCAATCATTAATTGGTGATTGGTTTTCATATTTTCAACAAAATATTTACACAACTCATATAGTTTTTCCATATGACCATTAGCAATATCTATTAATATTTTTGTTCGAGTTAGTTCGGCACCATAGGTTTTATGTCGATTTATCATCAATTCGAAATCTGATAAGGATATTGACCAAAATGTATTGTCGTAATATGGTTTTTCACCTCTGGGTAAACATACCTCAAGGTTTTCATCTAAAAATATTTCATAATTGTTACGATTAACAACGGTGTCCATTGGACTAACAATAATAGGAAGTGTTCCTTTATTTGTGAAAATATTAATTTCACTTCTAGATGTTATTGATGAGATTGTTTCAGGAACTAATGTAATGTCCTTAAAGTCGAATTTTTGCATAATTTATCCTTTTTGATTTAAGGATAAATTATAAATGTCGAAAATTCAAATATTATGATTTGAATCTTATAACTAATTTGGATAATAATTCTTTGAAGATAATACCTGAAAGTGTTAAACCTGTGAAGCTAATAATTCTGATAGCTAATTGTTTCAAATCAACATTTTCAGTACTTCCATCTTCAACCATTTGATATATCATAGGTAATATAGGAATAATGAAAGTATAACTTAACATATTTGTTATTTTGTGGAAAGTTAACCCCAGACTATCAATAAATTCAATAAATGTGTTTCTGAGTGTATCAGTTTTTTTCAATATTCTATCAAAAATTCCACTCAAACCATCCTCATATATTTTTGTATAGATTTTTGTTACAATTTTTTTGTTGTCTACAAAATATGTTGCAATTACACCAATTAAAATTAAAACTAACTCACTCTCATCAATCTCAGGATATTTTCCTCTTACGAAATCTTCAACAGGACCCATAAAACCACCGATACCAGCACCCCAAGTTAGAAGAAATTGTAAATTCATTCCAATTTGGTTTTGAGCCTCGTTGATAATCTCTTTAACTCTTTCGGTATTTTGTTTTATTACATTACCAAGTTCTTCACCAGTACTTTCAGTGATAATTATTCTTTTTTGTTGTTCGGTGATTATAATTTTCATAATAATAAATATTGTATAAATATTTATATAGAAAACTAAAATTATGATTAACCCTGAATTGCAAATTGGAGACAGAGTAGTTCTTTTGACTATGGAGGGAGAACCTGATATGAATTATGGTGAAAAAGGTGAGGTAATTGGTATTACAAAAGTTTTCGGAAACAAACAATATAAAATCAAATGGGAAAATGGGAGGATGTTGGATTTGTTGGAGGACGCTGACAAGTGGATGTATGAAGAGGATTTCGACAAAATGAAAAAGAAGAAAAAAATAAAAGAAAGTTATACCATAACAAAAAAGGTTTTAATGAAACAATTGAACCTACAATAAAATAAGATACTATTTATAAATAAAAAAATATGAACGCATACTTTTTCAAGATGAATCAAGCCGAAAGAAATGATATCTTAGACCAACACAGAAAGGTATATGATGGTTTTGTAACTACATATGGCCAACAAATCAATCAACAACCATTATATACCCAAGATTTTGCCAATGACAAAGAAGGTTTAACGGTTAGTAATAAAGGTGTGGTTAAAACATACACTAACATAGGGATAAATGAGTCAAATGCAATGACTGGTGCAAAATATTTACCTGATGTTTCTTTTGACTTTGGAGGACCTGATGACCAATTTGAGACAGAATATGTTGGTTTCGGAGGTGAGGATAAAATTGCTGATAGTGAAACTGATATGGAACACGGAACTTTTGATGATGATTCAACAACATACACTTTGGATTTTGAATTAGAAAATGAACCTCAATTTCAAAACATAGATATTTCTGAATTTGATGATGAAATTGATAATATAAAATCACTACAAGAACAATTAGATAAAAGTTTGGATATGTTCAAAAGATTCAAAAAATATTGATATGGAAGTTATTGAAATAATTTCTTATCACATAAATCGACTTGAAGAGGTCTTGGAAGTTTCTTTCAGAACAAATAACGATAATGAGGATATATCTCGTGAGAGTAAAATTCCTTTCTATGATATATCAGATTTTGGTTATTCCTTTCATGAAGAAATTGAAGATGAAATAGTTGAGGATGAATACGAAAACTATTTAAATGATTATGAAGATGACGATTTATTCGTTGATGAAAATGATATTTTATCTTTTCTTAATGAATATTATACACTCTTTATTGATAAATTACCTAAACCTGAATTGTTCTAATGGGTAGATTTGAAATAGATACTATTATCGATCTTATGAGGAATTACACAACTCAGAGTAACGATGGTGAATTGGGTGAACAAGACGCAGCACCTGCAGGGTCAACTGGAGGAGGGTCTAAACCAACATACCCAACAGTAACAAAATGGGAATCTGGTGCGACCAGAGGTTTAGCAAATCCTGTTGGACTTACAAAGTGGCGAGAGGTTTATAAAATTACAAGGGGTAAAGCAAATACTTTATTGTAAAATAAACTATTTATACTAAAAATATATGAGCTTAGAAATTTCTCTAAAACAAAAACTCGGAGATATCAAAAACAAAAAAAATCAAGTTATTTCAGAGGGTAAGTATACTATTAATAGATTTTCAAAAATATTTGAAGATGTAAATTTGGATAATAATGATGACTTATTAATCCTACGAGCAAACCTGATTAAAGAATTCAAAACTTTATATAAAAATCATTTATTGAATGAAAATGTCGATATGAGTTCTATTGGAAGTAGCATAGGGTATTTGGCAAAAAAATTGTCAAAAAGTGTGTGGGATAGAATGTTTATTGGCTTATATAAAGAAATGGCAAAATCTTTGGGGTTCAATCCTGAAAGTGTTATGTTCACTGTGGTAGTTGAAGGATTCCAAATGATGGAATGGGGAGACATTATTAAAGTTTTAGGGGGTGATTGTGATTTATTAACAAGAAAACTTACCTCAGCCATACTAAGTGGGTTGACAAAAAAAATAAGTGACAAAATGCAATTAGCTGGGGCTGGTTATGACATCATAAGAATTGCACTAGTTCAAGGTTTGACTGATGATCCTGATTCACCTGTTGGAAAAATGGTACAACAAAATCTTTCACCTGTGGTCTGTAAAAAAATGGAGGAATGGTTAGGCAAGGTTGAGAAAAAAGGTGAACAAATACAAAAGGATAAAGAATCCTCAAAAAAAGAACCAAGTACACCCACAACAAAATCAACACCTGATGTTTTTGCACAAGCTAAAAAAGCAACTGGTTTGTAATTAAAGATACCTGCAAGGTAGGGCTTGCATGGGATAAACTCGACTAAAAGAAAGGGAGGTATCCAACATCTACCAAAAGGACACATATGTGTCCTTTTGTGTTTAATAAAATGTATTTTTAAAGTTTTCCCAAATATCTTCTACAGATGAATTTATTATTTCAGAAAATATTGTTGGTTCATAAGGTTTAATATTTAATCTCATACCTGCTTCTTCAGGTGTCTTGTCTCCCTTAAGTCTATTACATGATGAACAAGAGGTAACTAAATTCATCCAAGTATTTCCACCACCTTTGGATTTAGGTATAATATGGTCGATTGTTAAATTTCTTTTACTACCACAATAAGTACATTGATGACCATCCCTCTTGTATAAACGATGTCGATTTATTTTTAATTTACTAACTCTGAATTTCACAAAATTAAGTAAACGAATTATTAATGGACGAATAAATTCACCCATACCTGAGACTAAAGGTTTTTCACTAGCCTTCAATATTTCAGCCTTACCCTTACTAACTAAGGTAAACCCCTTATAAACTGAGGTTACATTTATGGGAGTGAAATCAGCATTTAACACTAAAACTTTATCCATATTTCTTGGTCACTATTTATACATTTTTTATAAGTATACAATTTCAAATGATAAAAATATAATAAAAAAAAAGATTCAATCAAATTCGAAATAATTTTGTTTGTTTCATTCTTTTGTTTTATCTTCACAGAATAAATCAATCATATGAAGAGTCTTGTACAAATATTAGTAATTTTGGGGTTCGTTTATATTACTTTCGGACATAAAAAAAATCAGAATAATTTTATATCTGATGTTTCAACCACAAAAGAAAGTAACCCATATGCTAAATTAAAAAAGGTAGTTTACAAAGTTAAAGGTTTGGGTGATGTAAGTAATTATACACTTAACCAAACTGCGAGTACCATAGAGAGTTTTTATGGTTTCACTACCATAGTTGAACATAATGTTGAAATTAATCCGAAAATGTTTATCAAGAACACTGATGATATCTTAAATGCTTCAGTTTGTTTAGAAAATCTGAATTCATACACAGAAAAAACAATTTATGTAACCAACAAAGAGTTATGGGCTTTAGGTAGATATGTCAATGGTTTAGCTTATCATGAAGGTAATTCAGTAATTGTAAGTACAAGAGCAACTGATATTACTGAAACAATAAAACACGAGATTGGACATACTTTGGGTTTAAATCATTGTGATGATAAAACTTGTGTTATGGCATCAGAAAATGACAATTACGAAACAGGTAAATTTTGTAATAAATGTAAAAACCATTTAATCGTTAGATTCAATATTAAAAAAAATAAACTATGAATAACCCCAAAGAAAAATTAAGACAATTTTATATTACAAATGGTATAGTTGAGACATCCAAAGTGACAAGGTTATCCTATCAACGAATTATAGATGAACTAAATTTACCATACAAAAAATTTGAAGACATACAATTTACACCCCATCCTGTAAGTGGTGTAAGAAGTGTAACTATGTTTGAAAATGGTTATGGTGCCTCTGTAGTATCACATCCAATGTCATATGGTGGAAAAATGGGTTTATATGAATTGGCGGTACTTGACAAAAATGGTGAATTAACTTATGATACACCAATAACTGATGATGTGATAGGTTATCTCACACCTGAACAAGTAACAGAAAAATTAATTGAAATACAAGATTTAAAAAATTAAAATTATGCCAACCTTTTATCAAGATGTAGAAGCTGAAGTAGATATTGATGTTGAAGAATTTGTTGACTCATGTTCAGCAAGAGAAATCGAAAAACTAATTCGTTATTTGGTTGAGGAGGGAAATTTACCAAAAACCTTAACCACTTATACCCAAACACAAAATCTATCACTAAATGATACTATGTGGTACGAAACAACTGAAAAAATTAGAGGTAATCGACTTAGTTTGACCACTGAGGAAATAGAAATAATCGAAAATATTGCAAAACGATTTTAATTATGTATATTATTGTAAAACACATCAAAACAGACCATAACACAACTCTACCAGTTGTACTAGTCGACACGCAATGTGAAGTGTTAGAGTTTGAAGCTATTGAAGAAGCTGAAAAAATGAAAAATCTTTTTGAAACTAATTCTGACTCAGGTTACAAATATGAAGTAAAAAAGATTTGATTCTTCTTGACAATCCAAAAACAATCACTTAAGTTTTAAAACACAATTAAACGAAACGATATGAACTTCATTGATGCCTTACAATCAGAGGACACCTACACAGAAAACGGAATGGTAACTAATTCTTCATCTTTGAATGAATGTGTGAATCTATTCTTCACAATTGGTGCTATGAGAAAACAAGATAAGGAACGACTTATCTCGACATTCTCGAAAGCATTCAATGAGAATCCGTTATCAGCATTGAAAATCTTATTTTGGGTTAGAGATGTAAGAGGTGGAGCAGGTGAAAGACAAATCTTCCGTGATATCATCAAATATCTTGCGGAGAACCATCCAAGTGTTGTTCAAAAGAACATCCAAGCAATACCACACTTTGGTAGATGGGATGACCTTTCAGTTCTTTTTGGTACCAAGTTGGAAGCTGAGGCAACCAGAATGTTTGTAAGTGGTCTTATTGTAGAAAATGGACTATGTGCAAAATGGATACCAAGAAAAGGTGTTATATTCAATGTAATTAGAAAGGCTTTGAATACTACTCCTAAAGACCTTCGTAAGTTATTAGTGAATATTTCCAACACTGTTGAGCAAAAAATGTGTTCAAACCAATGGACTAATATTGAGTATGCAAAAACTCCATCATTAGCTATGGGTAGATACACAAAAGCTTTTGCAAAACACGATAACACTGGATTTACTGAGTATTTAGAAAAACTAAAGAAAGGAGAAACTAAGGTTAATGCTGGTGCTGTTTATCCTTACAATATTGTTCAAACAATGGAACAAGGTAGTTGGGAATTAGCAAACGAGCAATGGAAATCTTTACCAAACTTTATGGAAGGTACAACTGAAAGAATTTTACCTGTGGTTGATGTGTCAGGGTCAATGAGTTCAAAAGTTTCTGGTAGTATTAGTTGTTTAGATGTTGCAGTTTCTTTAGGGTTGTATATCTCAGAAAGAAATGAAGGTGAATTCAAGGATTCTTTTATTACTTTCTCGGAGTCACCAAAACTAGAAAAAGTTTCAGGAACACTTAAAGAACGCTACTACGAAATGATAGCTACTGATTGGGGTATGAGTACTAATTTAGAAAAAGTATTTCAGCTTATTCTTAATCAAGCCATCAAACACAGTGTATCACCTGAAGATATGCCTTCTAAGATATTGATTATGTCTGATATGGAATTTAACCAAGCTTCAAACCACTCTGAAAGTGCGATTCAGATGATAAGAAGAATGTATGAAGAAAGTGGATATTCATTACCACAAGTCATATTTTGGAATATTCAATCAAGGAATAAAAACTTTCCTGTTAGATGTAATGAATCGGGGACTGCATTAATCTCGGGTCTTTCACCAAGTATTGTAAAGTCAGTATTAGGTGGAAAAGAGATGACACCGATATCTATTATGAATGAAACAATCAATTCAGAAAGATATTCAATCATCGAAATATAAGAAAAAGGAAAAATTGGTTCATAAAGTATGATTACTGCAAACTAAAATACAAACATTGAATCATTTTAATTTCAGATTGAGTTGTTGACTCACTTTTCCAATCGCACGGAAATAAACCTCAACAAAAACCCCATACTGAAACCAATTTTTCCAATTTTCTTTTAAAATTGATTTAATAACTAATTATAGTACAAAGGATAGATTCAGCAATCTTTAAAAATCAAATTTGTAAATTGACCAAAAAACTATCCTGACAATTTAGGTTATAAAGAATGAGTTCAGCAAAATATATAAGAACGCAAACCTTAAAAAAAATCATTCTGAGACCATTTTTTTTCATTTATATTCTGGAATTAAAAAATAAAATCTTATCTTTGATACATAATCAAAAGGAAATTATTTAACAAACAAAAAAAATAGAAAATGAAAAGAACAATCTTAATCAGTTTAGGTCTAATTTTGACTTCTTTGGTTGCGAAAGAGGTTTCAGCTCAATCAACACCAAAAACAAATGAAATAGTAGTAAGAGTTACAACTTATAATGGTGAAAGTTTACCAACTATTGTCACACCTGAGGTAAAGGTAATCAGTACTAGATATTTCAAAAATCCTGAGGACAACAAAAAATTTAGAGCATTCAAATATAATGCTTCAGTTGTAAGACCATATGCTATCGAAGCGATATCTCTTTATCGTGAAATCACTAAGGACTTTGGTGATATGAAGAAAAAAGACAAAAAGAAATACACAAGGAAACTACAAAAAGAATATACATCAAAATATAAAGATAAACTTGTAGACTTATCCAAGGAACAAGGTTTTGTTCTTATAAAAATGATTGAAAGAGAGTTGGACACACCATTTAATGATGTAATAACTGAAATCAGAGGTGGGTGGGAAGCCGCAAAATGGTCTGTAACAGGTGCTTTCTTTGGATATAATTTAAAGAAAGGTTACAATCCAAAAGATGATAAATTATTAGAAATAGTGTTAAAATCTTTTGATATTACTTACACCAAGAATACAATTAATCTTTAACTTTTTTTGAAAAACTTTATATTTATAATAAAAATGAAAAATTTCATCAAACATATTAACATTTCAGTTCAGCCGCAATTTAGTAATTGTTGGTCGAAGCCGAATATTGGCTATGGTTTGGGAAATTCGAAAGATTTGTAATTGTTTAATAATTTTTTGATAGTAGAGCCCTGAACCAACAAAGTTCAGGGTTTTTTTTGTTCATTGACATCGTGGTAAAATAATCCTCCCTCTTGGTATAATGGTTGATTACATCAGATTTTGATTCTGAGGATGGTGGTTCGATTCCATCAGGGGGAACATTCTAAGGTGGTGGGATTTGACCACTTTAAAAAAATTACAAAGATATTTGGAAATTAAAAAAAAATGGTAACTTTGTAGAAGAGTAAGGAAAGGTCGTAGGTAGCACTGTCCACAACCAGCCTTGAACGCGGTGGATACTTACTCTAAACTTTATGGTGTTGAAGCTAACTTAGTAGAAGCGCAGGTCTGAAAAACCTGATGAGTTGGAGCGTAACCAACCAATACCACCAAACTATATGTGGTATGTACCCCAATTGGTAGAGGGGCATTATTGTGGATGATGTATGTGTGGGTTCGAGTCCCATCATACCACCAAACAATTAGGAAGGAGACCGGATGGACGAGGGGATTGTCTTGAAAACAATTGGGCGTAACTGCTTTGTGGGTTCGATTCCCACTTCTTCCTCACTTTAAATGTCTCTATGGTGAAAAGGCAATCACACTTGACTGTTAATCAAGTATTCCTGGTTCGAGTCCAGGTGGGGACGCAAATTGTCTCTTAGCTCAATGGATTAGAGTACCTAAATACGGATTAGGTGGTTGAGGGTTCAAGTCCTTCAGAGACAACTATGGAGAATAATATGACGAGGAGTCATCACTGCCTGCTAAGCATGTGGCACCAATTATGGTGTGGGGTTCGAGACCTCTGTTCTCCGCTAAAAAATTAAAATATGTTATTATTAATTGGTCTTTTGTTTTTGATAATTGGAATAATATTCTTAGTTTTGTCTTACTTCAAACGAAACTCAGATTTCTTCATCATAGGATTTATTTTTCTAATTGTTCTTTTGTTTGGATTTATTTATGGTTTGATAGTTTAATATATGGGTGTAGCTCAATTCGGTAGAGTGCTAACTTTGGGAGTTAGTGGTTATCGGTTCAAATCCGGTCACCCATACAAGTTAAAATAGGAAAGTATCCCCTCAGCCTTATACGCCGTGGAAAGGGTAATTGGTTACATATGGGTTCGAACCCCATCTTTCCTACTAACAACAATGTTCCGTAACTCAGTTGGTTTAGAGTACTATGCTGATACCGTAGAAGTCGTGAGTTCGAGTCTCACCGGAACAACTAAATTATTTATTATGGAAGGTATTTTAAGAGAGGGTGATTATGTTTATGACATTGAGGATAATACAGAGTGGTTACTGATGGAAAATCCTGGTAAACACGGTTCGGCCAATAGTGTTTGTACATACGCACCTGAAGGTTGTGTTTATAAAATAGGAACACCCTTCAAACGATGCTATTTTGATGAGTTTGGTAGGTTAAGAACTTACTTAAAAATGGGAAAGAATCCTAACAAGGAACTTTAATTAAAAAATAATATTTATTATGGAAAAGGTAAAAATTGGTGAGTTTAAAGTTGGTGACAACTTAATTATTGATTTTGGTGATGACAATCCCAACAATAAGGAGGTTCAGGTTAGAGGTATTGTTGATATGGAGGTTGTAATTTTATTGGATAAAAATCAAAATTATTTGATGGAAACGGTAAAATATATGAATATTTTGTGTAGATTTGGAAATGTAATTAGAAAGGATTAGTTCACTCTAAAAATGACCGAATTATGTTGAAAGTTTTAATTTTAATGAACACTATGTCAGCGAAGTTTTATGAATCTATGAGAAACAAATACAACCAACTTTATGTATTGAGAGATGGTGATTATGTTTATGATGTGGAGACTGGAATTGAGTGGAGGTTATTGGAAGATGTAAACTTGGATGGTCGTGCAAGAAGTTTATGTAGTTTCGCACCAGATGGTTGTGGTATAAAATTGGGCACACCAATGGTCAATACTTTCTTTGATGATAAAGATAGATTGTGTGTGAACTATAAGAGGGGAATGAATCCTAATAGAAAGTTTTAAATAATGACCCTGTAGCTTAGTTGGCTTAAAGCATTAATCTTTTAAATTAGGGAGCGTGGGTTCGAGTCCCACCAGGGTCACAACAATACTTCCTTAGCTCAGTTGGTTTAGAGCAACATCCTTACAAGGTGAAGGTCATTGGTTCGAATCCAATAGGAAGTACAAAAAAAAATAAAATAAAATGAATCAAATTGATGTTAACAAAATCGTAGAGAATGTAATTAATTCTTATTCTTATAGTTCTGGTAATTCGGAAATAGACAAAATAAAGGACTTAATTAAAAGAACTAATCCATATAGATTATCCGAATATGACAACGATGTTGAATTTATCGATGATATGATTAAAACATATTTAGATAAATCTTGGACTACTATCCATGGAAAATTGATGGAACAAGTTCAAATCGAGGTTTCAGGTGGTAAAAAAACAAATGAAACTGGTGTTGATATCGAATTTATTGATAAAAATATCTTTGTAGGTTCTAAATCAAGTCCTTATTGGTCTAATTCTGACCAACGAAAATCTATGTTAAATAATTCAAAAAATTTGAAGGAATCTAAAAATTGTGAAGTATTTGTTGTATGTTCGTATGGTAAAACGACTCATAAATATGAACACTATACACAACTTGCGGGACAAAAAGGGTGGGAGTTTCTTACTGGTGATAGTAAAATGTACATTAAAATAATGAATGGATTTGAAGTGAATCATACTCATCTCAAAAACTTGAAGAAAAGAGTATTTGGTGGAAAAAGAAAATGTGCATTAGATTTTTGGATTACAAACTTTTACGTAGATAATAAATTTGATAAACAAATATATTTGGATTTCGTTTCTAAATCGAATGAAAAATAAAATAAATGTACCACGAAGCATCCCATAAGAACTGCTCACTTGCTGTGGTCTTGTTGTCCATAAACGAATAGCCCAAGGTATAAGTTAGAGGACTTAACTCAACCTATCCCACACTGACGAGTGGGGTGAAGTTGGGGGATTAAAAAGAAAAATTAAGGTCGGGTGGCCGAGTGGTTTAGGCAATGACCTGCAAAATCATTTTTAGGGGGGTTCGATTCCCTCCCCGACCTCAAAAAAAAGTTCGATTCTTTACTTTTCCTCATTTCTTAGATATTTATATATATGAAATGGAATGATGAAAATATAAAACAATTAGTTTCACTTGTCGAGAAGGGTTATAGACCTGGTGATATTGCTGAAATTATGGGAACGACTTACAAATCTATCAATTGTAAAATGGGTAGATTGAATTTAAAAGTTATATACAAGGAAAATCAAGTTTGTAAAAATTGTAAAAAGGAATTTGAAAAATATTTTAGTAAACCTAATACCTTTTGTTCATCTTCTTGTGCTATACAGTATAATAATAGAAATAGAAAACTGACTGAAGAAACTAAAAAAAAGATTTCAGAGACCTTAAAAAACAAGCCCAGAAAGGAAAAGATTAAAACTAAAAAGATTTGTAAGATTTGTTCAATTAATGAGGTAACTGAAAAGTTGAAAATAATATGTAATGATTGTAAATTAACATATTACGAGTATTATAGACCATCTTGTTTTTTTAAGTTTGACATCCAAGATTTTAAAGATGAATTTGATTTATCTTTAGTTGAACAATATGGATGGTATTCACCAACAAACAAACGGAATAATTTGAAAGGGGTAAGTAAAGACCATATGTATTCTGTGATGGATGGTTTTCGAAATAAGATTAACCCAAAGATTATATCCCATCCTGCGAATTGTAATCTATTATTATTCTCAGATAATTCAATAAAAAAGGATAATTCGTCAATAACAATGGAAGAACTTTTAAAAAGGATTGAAAATTGGGATAAAAAATATAAAAAGTTTTAATTTTTTCTTATCTTTGTAATAGTAAGCAAATATATGGGTCTCTAGTGTAATGGCTTAGCATTGATAGCTCCAACCTATCCGGTCAGGGTTCGAATCCTTGGGGACCTGCAAATTATTTAACCACAAAATAAAATGAGATGAAAACATTTGTAACTGTGTTCTTTTCTTTTTTAGTTTTCTTTTTGATTATGATACCCCAGGTATTGATTAGCAAATATGTTTTGGGTATCTATTTCAACGAGGGATTAGTTTATGGTGTGATGTTTATTTCATTTTACATCAGTAGTATGATAATAATTCCAAAATATTTCAAACAACTTAAATAATACTTATAATGGTACGAGAATACATAATCGAAACTTTGTTAAAAATAAAAGAATACGATGAAAAGATACATAGGCTCTATGGTTTGGGAGTTGATTTACTTGAGTTTAACAACACCACTCCGCAACTTGAAAAAAGTATTCCGACACTCCTCAGAAAAAAACAAGACGAACAATTCGGATGGATTCAGGATTTAGTTGGTTGGTGGTTATATGATGATGTTGATAAAAAAATATGGCATGAAAAGGTTGAGTTCAATGTTGAAAGTGTCGAAAACTTTACCGATTATTTAATCAGAGAGTATGGCTCAAATGACATACCAACAAATTAATTATGGCTTATATAGAACACAATTTTTTTCCACTCAAGGTATTTGTCAGAAATGAATACTTTTATCAAAATAAAAAAGGACATGGTGAATTCACCGAAGGTGTAATTGTATCAGTAAGATGTATGCCTGGACAAGCAGCATTGTTTCAAGTTTTATTGGAAAATGGGGTGATGAGGGATAAACTACCCTCACACGCATTATTAACTGAGGCAAAAACCCCAAATCCTGACCTACCTTTTCACTACTTACAAATTTGGAATTGTTTTTCTTATAATTTTTCGGTTTTACATCTTAGTTACATTTATGATACTAGGGTATCTGTATTTATGAAAGATAAGAAATGGTATGATGGGAGTTATTATGCAACAATAAATTGGGGTTCAAATGATATGAATACTGATTTAAGTTTGGCTGAAGACCCAATGGAACACAAGTCACACCACATCATATTATTAGATAATGGACAAATTGCTTTACAACCTAATAATAGAATAAAATGGAGTGAGCCATCCTTTGTAACAAAACCATTTCCTGAAAAACCTGATTATTTGGTAAATAAAGATTATTATAATTGTGAAGGTTTCGACAAATGGGCAACTGAGGATTCTCAATATATGTTTTATGATACAGACATAAAGGAATAATATTAATTAACAATTTAAGAATGAATCAAATGGTAGTTGTAAACTTTTATAAAATACATCAAACAAATTGGGATGAATTACAGATGTTGGCCTTGGATACAATTGCCAAATATGAAGAAGAGGTTGATGATGTTGAGATTGGTAGTTTAACTATTGAACAACAATATGAGGACTATAGGGTAGCTTGTATGCAGGGTTTAAAGACATTTATTCTTCAAGTTGTTAATGAGTGGGCCCAGGAACATATTTTAATGTACAACGATAATTTTTATAAAAGATTTGAAGTATTCGAAATGGATGGTATTTTGAAAACTTACCAATACCCCAATCTTTACAGAAATACAAAGGAACTTTTCAAATTATTTAAAGATGAACAAGTTCAAATATCTCCAGATGACTTTGATTATATACACGAAACATTCACTAAAGATGTAGTTTGTAATGTATCAAGTTTTGAGTTCGAGATAAGAGAAATAGATGAAGATAACGATTTTTTAAGTAACAACGGATTTGACGATTTTATAGGATGAAAAATAATTTATTTACAAGGGAAATTAAGGTTGCTGATGCCAATACATCAGTTTGGGAATTAATCAGGGAGACATTAATAAACTTCAGTTGGGGGTTCTTTGGAAACTCGATTGTTGTCTTTATGGCCAAGGAAATCGATATTGCTGTATTGATTAACTTTTTTCTGTATTATATCTTAATTTCATATATTGTTAACAGATCTAAGTATGAAAGTTTATTTGGTAAGTTCTTTGTTTTACCAGGTTCTGCGGCATTGGGAGCCTTCACAGGATATAAAGTAGCACAAATTATTTCATCTTTTTTGTAACATACTTGACACTTTTCCGTTATATCATTATATTTAATAAAAAAATAGTAAGAAATTCAATGAAACGCAATCTCTATATGGACTTAACGACTGGAGCTGAGGGTAGAAATCCTCGGATGGAGATGGTATGAACTTAAGTTTTGAGTGTTAATAATGTCAAATCCATCTTCGTAAAAAAAGATGGATTTTTTTTTTATCACAAAGTTTGGAAATTAAAAATGGTTTTGTAACTTTGTAATATGAAAACGAAAACACCATACATATCATCATCAGTCGCCATCAAAGGGATTGCAGAATCGAAGTTAGCTCAAAGTGAGAAAGACGATTGTGTTGTTAGAGCCTTTGCTTCAGCGTTTGGAGTTACTTACGACTATGCTCACAAAAAAGTGGCAGAGGTTTTTGGTAGAAAAAATAGACAAGGGACTGCACTCTTTGGTTTAACTATGAATGCACTTGCGTCAAAACAGATAAAGTTCAATCGTAAAGGTGTTACACCAATTAGAGAAGATATTCAAATGGCATATTGGGTTGAGGTGAAAGGAAGAAATGTTTTGAGAAATATGACAACAGCTAAGTTCTTGGAAAAGTATTCAAAAGGAACTTACATTGTCACAATCAAGGGTCATGCTTTCACAATCAAAGATGGAGTTGTAATCGGTAATACAACAGATGCACTACAAAGAAAAAAAGTTATCTATGGTGCTTGGAAAATTGGATAAGATGTGTTACCTTTGTAAAGTTCATTGAAATAGAGATGTAGAAAGTATAAAAGAGCTATTGGTGTAGGGGTTTAACATTTCAGCTTGTCACGCTGAAGATCAGGGGTTCGAATCCCCTATAGCTCGCAAATAAATATGGCCCGTTAGTGAAGCGGTTTAACACGCAAGATTTTCATTCTTGAGGCAGGGTTTCGATTACCCTACGGGCTACAAAATACATTGCAGGATGTGAGAAGTTGGTATCTCAGTGGGCTCATAACCCACCGCGTAAGCCTCAAGGGTTCGAATCCCTTTCCTGCATCAAATTAAAAATTGTTTTATGAGAAAAATTGTTTTACTATTATTATCTGTTGTTTTATTAACTTCCTTTTCAACCCCACCTTTGAGGGTATTATTCATCGGTGATAGTTTGACTTGTTATACTGGTGGTTGGCAGGATATGGTGGCTAAGAAATTCGGTTATCAGAGTTTAAATAAATCAAGTGGTGGAAAGAGAACGGATTGGATGAGATTAACACTCAACGACCATTTGAGGAGGGATTCAATGTTTACCAGTGTGTTTATTTATGGTGGTTGTAATGATGCTTTTTCTTATGTGAACTTACAGGGTGCCGTTAATAATATACAGATGATGGTTGATTCTTGTAATAGGAGGGGGATTAAACCGATTGTTATTGTTGGATATGACCCCATCAAAGTTATGGTTAGAACAGTTTATGGTACGGAGACGACAAATAGGTGTAGAGCAAGGTATGTTGAGTTTCAAAAACTGATGGTTGACCCTGAGAAAGGATTAAAAAATTGTGTTATAATTCCAAAGGACACAACTGTTACATTCAAGGATGCTGGTGATGGTGTTCATGTGAGTTTATCAGGACAAAGAAAGTTTGCGGATTGGGTAATTAAACATTTATGAAAAAATATATTATAATTGGTATTGCATCTTTTGTCATTGAATTGGCCGCAACTATGTATATTGCAACTGTTGCTGATAGAGATTTTATGATGATTTTTTGGGCTTGTATCGGGCCATTTTTGGGATTACCATTTGTTGGTTATATGGTTGAATCAAAGAATTGGAATGAAAGAATCAAGATGGCCTTGGCATCCAGTATTGGTTATACTTTGGGTTCATTATTAATTTATTTGTTAAAAGTTTAAAGATGAAATATTTAATTCCTTGTTTGTTTTTATTTTTTGTTTCATTTGTTTTATTAGCTTCAATTCTAAATAGAACAAACTATAATGAAATTGAAGATGGGGATATTGTTAAAAAATGTGTAATAGATACATTTTATGTTACAGAATCACCATCCACCATTGAATATGGGAAAAGATATCATTATTCAACTGATTGTGACGAGTTTGTTATAACCAAGAGAAATGATGTTTATAAGATTGGTGATACAATAACTTATGTTTATAAAAGAAGATAATATAAATGCCGGTAAAGCATAAGTGGTGATGTGCTTGACTTGTAATCAAGATAATGGGGTTCGATTCCTCATACCGGCTCCACTTTTTATTCAAATACTATGGAATCACTTATGGAACAAATAAGATTGTCTCAGTTTAAGAACCTCAAAAATGGGGATAAAATCCATATCAAATCTCGTAATGGTATTTATACCTTTCTCAAAAAGGATAAATGGACAGGAGAAATCTATATAACTTGTAATAGGTGGAAATATGAAGAAAATCCTATAAGAGTTACAAGTTACAATGACTTCAAGTGTTTTGCTGGTGGTATTTGGAATCTCAGGTAAATTAGCGGGCATAGCATAAAAGTAATGTTCTAGTCTTCCAAACTAGATAAGTTGGGGCAGTACCAACTATCCGCTCAAATATTTTTCTCAAAATTATTCATCAAAGGTTGTGTAATTAAAAATCTATTTCTATATTTGTGAACACTTAAACAATAACACAATGGCTAAAGAGAAAAAAACAATCCAAGTTGAGATGATTAAAAACTTCGCTAACGAACAATTAGCCCATCCAAACATTATGATGGAAGAAAAACTTGGAATCATCACAATGATTGAAAAGATTCTATTAGAAGCCAACGCTTACAAAGGATTTATGTTTCTTCATTTAGATGAAAATAACAACGCACCAAGTTTAGGAACTGATGAATATCTTACAAGAAAATATTTCTAATGGTTGTGACACCTAATAATTCACAAGTAGTGGCTGACACTTAGATTGTTGCCTGACGTTAAGGTTTTGAATAGGAAAACCGAAAAGTTTAAACAAACAAAGTCAGGTGGCAGAATTGGAGCTGCCAAGATGAGGTACACATCTGCGTTTATCGTCACAAGTTCGAATCCTGTCCTGACTACTAACTTATTTAAAAAAATAAAAATTATAAATATGGAAAATATAATTTTAGAAGTAGGTAAAACTTACAAGAGTAGAGATGGTAGATTAGTAAAAATTATCAAGGGTAATCCACCAATAGAAGGGAAAAGAGATGGATGGGATGGAATTTATTTTGGTAAAAGCATTGACAATAAAAAACCAAAAATAGACCATGAAAGATATGTTTTTGATGGAAAGTGGTGGTCTTATATTTCTGACTTTTCAATGTTTGGTTATCAAGAATTATCTGACCCAGAAATGGATTTGGTGGAAGTCGTAAAAACAAAAGAAAAAAAAATAAAAGAAAAAAAAGGAAAAGAAAAAAATAAAAAAAAAAGAAAAAAAAAATTGACAAAAATTAATATAAATAAAAGTTTACAACAATGGCACTAATATATCTTATAGTAGATAGGGAAGATAAAATCCCAGTACTAACTGCAACGACAGTTGAAAAGGTCAAACAACTCTTGGATGAGTATATGGGATTACCACCCTACTTTGAAGATAAGGATGTTGAATACTTGGGTTATTTTCCTTATGATAGTAGTTATCCCGACATTTATGAGGGAACTTACAAGTATAGATATGGTGATGAAATACAAGAGTTCGGTTTGTATTGTATGGAAATAGATGCACTGAATTAAAATTTAGTCAGGTGGCGGAATGGTAGACGCTATATGTTTTGGAAGGAGATAGGAATAGAACCTACCCTAAACCAGATAAAAGATTTTACAGGTTCGAATCCTGTCCTGACTACAATGAGTAAGAGATACTCAGCAGTCTTTGGTTCAAGACTCATTTAACAATGAACTCGTTCAAATCGGACAACGGAATGCCGATTCTTAGGGTTAAAGGCGGCAGCACACCCCCTCCTTCGTATGTGTGACTTTTTTCAGTGGGGATGCCCAACAGGTTTTTTGAATAGCATAAAAACCGAAATAACTACTCACCAGTAATCTCAAGGTGGGGAAATTATGCACCCATAGCTCAGCTGGATAGAGCAACTGCCTTCTAAGCAGTAGGTCTTTGGTTCGAATCCAAATGGGTGTACTAAAACAAAAATTATGAAAAAAACGATTTTATTTCTATTATTATTTTTACCATTTTTAACATTTGCACAACTGGGTTTATCTTCCCAACAAATTGAAAAAAATCTAGGTACAAATCACAAAACAGAATTCATTGATGGGTTAAAGATTTTTACTTATTATTATGATATTGTGTATATGGACGAGAAACAATTGGAAAGTTATGGGTTCATTTTTGTTGAAAGTAATGGGGTAGAATATTGTGCAAATTGGAGTGTTTACAGACCAATCAAGATGTTAAACAAATCTTATAAAGATTTGGAGCCATATGTGAAAGTTGGTGAAAATGTTTGGGTTGATTATGTTACTGGTTCAAGGATGGAATTGAAAATAAATAGGAGTGAGGGTTTTCATTCAATACATGTTAATTATTTAAAATAGAAAAAAATGAAGTTCAAAGTAGGAGACAAGGTTTACAAACCAAAAGGGTATAAGTTCCCTGGTATCGTAGTAGCGGTATTTCAAACAACATCAGGTGACACAAGAATTGTTGCTGAATTAATCGACAATGGAATGTTGCACATATTTAGTGAGAGTCAGTTGGAACTTGACATTAACAATTAAAAAAATTAAAGTTGTGATGAAAAACACCCCCATTCAAAATGTTATAGCAAAGTTAGAAAAACTTGTCAGAGAGTCCGAGGTTGGTACTGAGGAAAAACGGAAATTAAACTTGGCGATATCTTATCTTTGGGATGAGTTAGATAATGAAAGAAAAACGATGGTTGAAATTTTCGACCTAAGTAAACGAGAACATCCAACTCAAGTAACAGGTAAAATGTGGGTAAATAAACATTTTATGGATTATCAAAAATTTTTATGATGGAGAACAAGAATCAAGGAAAAAGTGAAGACCAAATTAAATTTTCTTCACAAATGTTTGCAGGTACAATGTTAGCTTTAGTTGTGCTCGGTTTAGTATATTTAATTAAGTTGGGATTTGGTTTGTAATGTTGGTTGGATGGTGTAATGGTAGCCACGCAAGACTTAAAATTTTGTGTTCAGTATGAACGTGCGGGTTCGAGTCCCGCTCCGACTACAAAATACCCCCTTGGCGGAATAGGTAGACGCACATCATTTAGGATGATGTTTTGATTGAGAGTTCGATTCTCTCAGGGGGTACAAAAATTATTTTATGCTTTATGTAATCTTGATTGTATTGTTAATATTTTATATGTTGGGGTTTTTAGATACTGACATTTAGGATATTTATGATAATGAAAAAGATATTAATATTATTTTTATTTTTTACACTTTCATCTTGTGTTGTATTTCAAAGACCCTCTTGTCATTCTTATCCACAAACGAGCTTAAGACACAAAATGAAAAGTCCAAATCTCAAAAAGAGGGGAGGTACACATAGAATGTTACCAATCCATATGAGAAACAGAGATTGATTTATTTACCACAATAATTTTTTCAAATGAATATCCGTGTTTTACTTGTTTTACACCTAATGTTTTATATGTTGGGTGCTTATCATTTTGGTACTTTTAATATTTTCGAGTTTGAGGAGGTTAAAAGTATAATTATGAATTACTCATATGCTGACACTTCATTTTGTTTCTTGTTGACCTGTGAGGTTATAATTCTTATATTTACATATCTAATATCAAAACACTTCTTCAATGAAAAATGACAAACTTGTAGTTAAAAAGAAACCAAATATAACCACAATATATCCCCACGGAATATCTGAGCCATATGTAGTTTATATATTTCGTTCAGGATGGGAACAAAGATACCATATCATAAGTGAATGGGGTGAAACTGATGAAACAACTCACAAACTTATGAAAGTTATTGAACTACTCGATTTCTATGGTATTGATGCAATTGACTTACCTTCTAAAGATTTACATTGTGTGAATAGGGAAGAAATCTTGAGTCATCCAAATGATGCAGATTTGGGAGAGTTTGTTCGAAAAAAGTTGTACGAATAAAAAATTGTTTTTATATTTGTTGGACAAACAAAGAACACTATGAAAACGAAGAATAAAATCAATATAACCCTGAATGCCATTGGTAATGGTGCTCGATTGGTATATTTAGAGAAGAACCCCCACGGTTTTTCAGCTGTGACTAAAGTTCATAAGAGTTCAAAACAATATTCTCGTAAAAACAAAAAACTGGTCTATGAAATATAAAATCTATTTGGATGATGAGAGAACCCCTAATGACAAGGATTGGATTGTTGTTAGAAACTATGGGGCTTTCATCAAAAAAATCAACGAACTTGGTTTGGACAATGTTGATGTTATTTCATTTGACCACGATTTGGGTGATACTGCGGTTGAGGAATATTTTAGAAATGTAATTAAAAAAGGAATATTGGATTATGATAACATCGAAGAAAAAACTGGATATGATGCAGCAAAATGGTTGGTTGGTCACTATATGGACAACTTTACAAGTCCTTTCCCTCAAATATATGTTCACTCCGCCAATCCTGTTGGAGCTGCTAATATTGTTAATTATATTAATGGTTTCTTAAAACATTTGGATAAGGAACAAACCGCAAAATTGAAAGTTCATCCGTTCACCATTCAAGAAAAATAATAATGAATATCTTCTTTTTGGATTATGATGTTGTCAAATGTGCAAAATACCATTGTGACAAACATTGTGTTAAAATGATATTGGAAACCGCACAACTATTATGTGGAGCTCATCATATAACCAATTCAAAATTGGATATTCCTTATAAATTATCACACAAAAACCACCCCTGTTCAATATGGGTTAGAGAGTCATTATCTAACTATTATTACCTATGTGAATTGGGGTTAGAATTGTGTAAAGAATACACTTATCGTTATGGTAAAAGACATAAATCTCAAGATGTTATTGAGTGGTGTGTTATGAATCCTATTAATGTAAAAGATAAGGATTTCACTGAACCACCCAAAGCAATGCCTGATGAATATAAGGTTAAGGATGTAATTCAATCATATAGAAACTATTATATTGGTGCAAAAAAAGATTTTGTTTCTTGGAAAAATCGTGATGTTCCCTCTTGGTTTTGTGAAGAAAATAACTTACAATTAGTATAAAATATTATGACAGAAGAAAAATACAATGAGATAAAAAAACTCAAAGAAACAATAGTTAATTTGGAGTTCAAGTTATCAACAATCAATAACTTAATTGAGTCAAAAAAATTGGAAATGGAGATAAAAGGAACATCAACTTGTAACTTTAAAATCAATCGTTTTATCAAGTTAGGTGGTGATGATTTTATCAAATCAATCTTAGATAGTGAAAGAAAAACAACGGAATATCAACTCTCAAAAATGAGAGAAGATTTCGATAAATTATAATATTTATGGATACCTACAACATTATTATGGCAAGCATTCTTACATCCCTTTTTATAATTTTAGCTTTACGAATTAGAAATAACAGAAAAGCATGATACACAACTTAACAAAGTTTCAGCTCGAAGTTTGGAATAAAATTAAACCACACCTCAAAGAGGAATATGGTACTCAAATCAATTTCGATGATGAACTACAAATAAACTTCAGTTTTGGGAACGGAAAGATTGTCTTAGATGTTTTTCCACAAGATGAAGTATTGTTATTTATACATTTCGAAAATGAGGGGTTTGAAAAACATTTTTTTAATAGCAGTAATTTAGATAGTTTAATAGAAATTTTAAAGAAAAATGAATATCAATGAAGCATATGACTTTCTAATGAAGAAAGTTGATGAACTAAAAGAACAAGGAATAGAAGTATTAATCAAAGATTCTATAGTAACACCTGACACAAAAGAAAAATATAACAGACCAGATAGATTACCCTCAACAGAATGGAAAACTATTTGTTTAGGTCTTCAGTGTGAAGGTGACTTAGGTAAAGTTCGTGAAATTGAACATTTATGTAGTATGGTTGGTATCTATTTCGACACAGGTTATGGTGGTGGTCAAAGAGAGTGGGAAATAGATTGGTCTTTCAGAGTTTCCCAATAAAATTTTTAAAAAAAACCCATTTTGATTTTGAAATTAGAATGGGTTTTTTTATTTTTGTAAGACAATAAAACAATATCACAATGGGAACAAATTACTACAGAATACCAAGTGTCCGAGAAATGGGTGAAAAGAAATCTAAACTTATTGAGGATATTAAAAATATAGATATATCTTCATCCTCAATTATATATAAATTTAAAATAATTGATGATAAATCTGAACAAATTTCTTATTGGGATAAGTTTGTTGAAGACACATCAATTCACTTGGGTAAAAGAAGTAGTGGATGGAAATTCTTATGGAATTTTAATGATAACAAATATTATTCAAACAAAGAGGAATTATTTAACTTCATACGAACTGGTAGAATAGTTGATGAATATGGTGAAGAAATGGATGTTGAGGAGTTCATCAAAATGGCCTTAGAATGGGGACAACCTGATGGATTGGATGGGGAAACATATCGTAGACAACATCCTCGTCAATACTCCCACGATTTTGAAAAAAAAGAACAATATATTGATGGTTTAAGAGTTGCACCTTATACTGATTTTTCATAACAATTAAAATAATTATTACTATGGCTAAGAGATTATCATACGAACAAAAAAAAGAACAATTACTAATAGACATCATCAACAAGATGTTTGAATTTGCTGGTCATAATGTTACATTCGAAGATATCAAAGATAGAAAAGATGATTGGTATGCTCAATGGACAATAACTGAAGACCAATATGACCAATGGCAAAAGTGGGGTGTCAAAGAAATCAAAAAAAAGATGAAAATGACCGAGGATTTTGCCAAAAGACAAATGGCAATGATTGGACTGAATTATGGTTTGAAATTCGCAGACCATAATATTTATCAAGAAAAATAATTATGAAAAAATTTATCTGTAATTTCATCTCCAAAATAACATTCGGTAAAGTTTGTTTTGGTTGGTGTAAAATCTAATACCAATGGGTCAGGATATCATTAGTTATAAAAGTATTTTTTTGGATGATGTTAACATTTCAGTAATTTTCAAAGAAAATGAGAATTACGATATGATGACAAGATTATTTGACAAATATGGTTTTGGTTTTTATTACCCAAAGACAAAAACTATTATGATTGATGGTGAACTTTTTGTTGATACCGATTTGACTTTTGATGATTTACGATTCGTTGAGGCACACGAAGTTTCCCACTTAATCTTAGGTCACACTGGTGGTAACAGATATGATGAGGATGAAATTGATGCCGACTTAATGGCTTATCTTCTACTAAAGAAACAAGGATTGTCAACTGATAGATTAACAAGTACATTCAAAGAACGACACGGAATTGAATTCACTAAGGATTTATTAAATGATTTCCAATCAAAATTATAAAAGTACAACTCGGTGTTGTACTTTTTTTGTTTAAGGTCAATATTTATTATTTATATTAACTAAAAATATTTAACCTTATGTCATCAGATATTATTGTAGCGTTTATAACAGGGGTGATGGGACCTGTGACATTGTTATATGTTAAAAATCTATTAGATAAGAAAAAGAAAAAACCTGATATGTTACACGATGCCCTTAAAGTTGGGGAGTTGGTAATGTCAAAAATCGAACACATCAGGGAAGAAATCAATTGTGATAGAGTTTGGGTTACTCAGTTTCATAATGGTGGTAATTTTTATCCTACGGGCAAATCTATGGCCAAATTCAGTATGATTTATGAAGCCGTTGGTCCTAATGCAACCTCTAAACAAAATACATTTAAAAACCTACCTGTTAACCTTTTCACTAAATCAATCAATCAGTTGTTCGAAAACGATGTTATTGAAATTGCTGATTTTAAGGATGAAACAATTGCAACTTATGGGTTGAAATATATAGCAGAGGAAACTGCTTGTAAATCTCAATATATTTTCGCAATCAAAACAATTGACAACAAATTCATAGGTACATTGGGAATTGATTTTACCAAAAGAAAAACAAAATTGGATATGGAAACCATAAATCACCTCGCAGTACATGCAAGTTCTTTAGGTGGGGTTTTAATGAATCACTTAAAACAATAATATAATGAGTAACAAAACGAATTTCAAAAGTAAAATGGAAATGTTAGGTCATGCGGCATCAAAAAACTTACTTGATTTTATTGACAACGAAACAGCCAAAACATCTTCATTTTACCAAAAACTAATAACATTATTTGAATCAACCATCAAATCAAAGTTACCAAATTGTAAATTTGAATTTTTCAATTCATACGCTGATGCACCCACAAGTACATTTTATTTGTACTTGAAAAGTAAGGACAATAAATGTTTAGATGACCTTAAAAATTTATTACCTCCTGAAATTACTGGTGGTTATAACCAAAAAAAAGAATTTTACTTAGCTATGAAAGGAAGTGTACAAGCAGACTCTCCTGAACAAGCAGAAACCTTAGACCAAAAATTAGCAAGAGTTTATGGTGATATTACACCATCATCTATATCATCCAATAAACTAACTGCTGCAGACTTCCAAAAGGAAAGTATTTTAGATGATATCAACAGGATTAAAAAACTAATTAATGGATAATTTTATAAACCCGTTAAGTAACACAATAAAAAAGTACCAAGGACAATCAGATGGTGAATATTTTGTTGAGTTTATAAATTCCTCAGGTTTACCTGTACTAAGTCCTTATGATGGTATTGTTACGAACACTAGAGAAACCAATAGTGGTTACAAAATTAAGATTTTACATAGTGTAAATAACGAAAGTATTGAAACTACATTCGAAAATTTATCAAGTATAAATGTCTCGTCAGGTCAAAGAATTTCTAAAGGGGATAGAGTAGGTATGACAGGAAACAAACGAGTGAAATTATACATCTTTAATAAAAATACTAATAGAACTGAAAAACCAAAAAAATGGTTACCTGAACCTTTTGTTACCCAAACTGACACAACAAGTAGTGAAGAAGAGGAAATCTTATCACCCAAAACAACTAAAAAGTTGAGTACGACATACAAGGATTCCAAAGAGTTACCAGCAGGTATAGAAACTATATTGGCTTTACCCTTCACAGCAATGAAAAAAGGAATTCAAAATATGTTTTCTGATAGTGAAAAAGCAAACAGAGAGAGAGAGGAAAGAAAACAACAAAAAGAATTAGAAAAGGAACTGAAAAAAAAGGAGGAGGAAAAAAGACAAAAAGATATTTCACCAGACATTAGATTCGAAAGTTACAAAACTAATATAGTCAAAGAAGAAATTGATAGAATAAAAGAACTTATGAAATAAAAAAATCCCCATCTTAGAAAGTGGGGATTTAATTTTTTTAAGAAACACTAACTATTTTTCAACTTTAGCTGTATCAACAGATGGAGTTGTAATTGTAGTAGTTTCAACTGCTGTAGAATCTTCAGTTGTAGTTTTTTCTTCTGTAGCTGTAGTAGTTCCACATGAAGTAAGGATTGTGCTTAGAACAACGATTGTTCCGAAAAGTGCTTTTCTCATTTTGTTAACGAATTTTTAAGATTTTTAAATTGATTTAGTTATTAAACACTTAATAAATACGCATTAAACTTTAATAAGTCAAATGGTGTTGAAATTTTTTTTGTTAAAATTATAATTATTGAAAAACTAAATATGAATTGGAAACACACCTTAATTATTGTAGTGTCTATTTTGTTTATTGGAATGGGTTTGGGTTATTTGATAAGTTATAACGCAAAGGAAACTAGAAATCTCCACCAACAACTAATAGATGCTGAAAGAAAAGCTATTGATTCTTTATACAAGGAATTGGAAGTTATGAAGACTGAAAGGGAAACTATGGAATCCCAACTAAATGCACTTACTACTGGTATTAGAATTAGTGAGTCAAACTTATCAACAAAAATAAACCAACTAAAAATTCAAAACAATGTTAAGATTGAAGCTATTACTAATAGTACTAATGATGAGCTGCTCGATGGTTTACGCACAAGATTTGGCAAAAAGTAACAAAGATTCCGTAAGTCCTAAAATAGATTTAGTTGTTATAGATGGAGATACACTTTTTACAATCAATAGAAAGGTTGCGATACAAATAGCAATTGAACACGATTCCTTGGAAATTGTAACAAGTAAATTGAAAGAATGTAATGGTGTATTAGATTATTGTCTTGAGGTTAAAAATCAGTACAAAACAGCATTAGACCAATCCCAAGGTGTAAGTGATATGTTGAGAAAAGAAATTGAAAAGAAGGACAAAATTATTGGTAGTTACAAAAAGATTGATGAATCTCAACAAGCTATGTACAAAGAACTGAATACTGAATTTAAGAAAGCTAAAAACAGAAACAAGTGGTTGACAGGATTAAGTATTGGTGGAGTGACAGTAGGATTCACTTCAATTATCCTTTTACTTCTTAAGTAATTATATTATATTTTTTATGTCTTAGGACATAAAGATTAAATAATTTATTATTATGGAAATTACTTATTTTGCTTTGGGTATGCTCTCGATGGTGGCTCTGATTTTTGTTGGAATTATTGTTTGGGGTTTGTTCAGGGTCAGTAAAATTGAGCGACAGATTGGTGTCATAAAACAAAACGACAGATTTGAGTTTGATAATGTTCAACGACAATTTGAAAATGTTTATCGAGCTATTGATAGTCAAAGGGATGATTACCGACATGAATTTGAATCCGTATTTCGTAGGTTTGAAACAATCGAGGAAAATTCAAGGTTGAATACCAATGAACTTGTTAGAACAATGGATGAAAGGTTCAATAAAATGGAACAACACCAATTCGGAAAATTCCATGAATTACATGGGATGATAATGGAGAGGCATACTGCTTCAACTAGTTACACAGACAAAAGAGTTGATAAGTTATTAAATCAAAAAGAAGTACTATAACAATAAACCCCTCCGATAAAGAGCGGTTTTGTATTTTTATAATATTTATTATAAAAAATTAAAATTATGAAAAGAATTATAAGATTAACTGAATCGGATTTAGTTAAATTGGTAAAAAGGGTTATTAGTGAACAAAACGAAAATACTAGTACACCAACAGCAACTTTATTAAGAACAAATGTTCTTGAGTATACTGGTAATTTAATTAATAATGTGTATGATGGATTTTATTCTCTCCCACAGACAAGTGGAATTTTGATTGGTAAAAATATAAGCGAATTGCAAAATTATTATGGTTCTGGAACAAGTACTAAAACCCAACAAACAGATGAAATGAATTCAATCACCTTCCAATTAAATAAAATAATACAAGGAAAAAATGTTGGTCAAAAAATTGATTTGAGGTTAAATGGTAAATCAATTTTAAGTTTACCTATCGAAAAATCTGATGGAATAGACACTAAACAATATTATGTAATGAATCAAGTCAAAATCTCCAATTTACAACCTGGTGAAAATTTAATTACTTGTGTCGTAAATAACAAACAATTAGATGCTATTAATTTTAACAAGTTTTACTTGAAGTTTAATGTCAAATAGAAAATAAATAATGTAACAAAAAACCCCTCCGATAAAGAGGGGTTATTTTATTTATTGATAATTCTGCCTTTTACCCACCCTTCGTTCAAAAAAGTAGATAAATCGTCTTTTTTAATTTTTTTATTTTGATTATCTTTTGTAATCCAAATTGTACCAAATTGTGAATTTGTTTCGCCTAAGCCTACATTTTTTTTTATCATAGACATTTTCTTTTTTGTCTCCTCTGAGTGTTTTCTACCTGTCCAATCAAAAGTAAAATTTGTTAATTTTCCTTCTTGGTGTCTTTTCTTTCCTGATTTAGACATAATTTCGGAATATTTTTTACGAAATTCTTCATCATTTTTTAATTTTTCTATAAAAATATGTTTTCCAATAACAGAACCTTTACTTTGAAAATTTGAAAAATGTTGGGCATTAATAAACCCACCTGATTCGCCACCAACTACTAAGTTCATACACAAACTATCGGATAATAATTCTCTATTGACAACTTCTTTTTCTTTTTCCAAAAGTATTTTTCTACTTGAGAAGAACTCTAAAATTTCTTTAGTGTGGTTTTCTTTTCCGTGAAAATTTATGGAATTCCATAATCTTTTACCACTACCAAAATAACCATCGTTTAAATTATCGGTAGAATGTATCCCAATATAAAATCTTTGTGTTTTAATACAAGTTATTTTATAAAGATAGTGGTATTTTCTATTTTCTGCTCTTATCATATATTTTTTTTTATATAAATATATGATAAGAACAAAAACTTCCGATGTGGAGGTATAGGGAGTCGAACCCTTTCCTGTCCATCTTAACTATTAAGGACTACATGTTTAGGACAACATTATTCGCAGTGTTCCGAGCTATTTGATTTTTATACTCCCAAAACCAACAAAATCGGCCAATTCATTTTTAGGGATGAGAATCGGTTAGACAACCCTATAGTGCTCCTGTTCCTGAGTTAATGCACCCCGACTCGAAAGTGGTAACCTATTGACTAGGCTACTACTGCTTCTTCAGCACGGATTAAACCTACTGCAGAAAGTTTGTTGATAACGTTGCCGTGTATCGTTTCAAACCAGTTTAACGGACTTAGTT